TTTGCGATAGCATCGCTACCAACGCCAAGAGTTTTGGCCAGATCTGTTGTAGTGGTCTTCATTTGAGCAAGACCGGAATTAAAACTGTTGACCACATCCGTTGCTAATGGGGCAGTATCTGTACCATTCTTATCACTCTGGAACCAACCACCATCTTGATGCCAATTACTATAATTCTGCCCAGTTACGCCCGAATCGCTAATTGTACCACTCATTCCCATAGAAGTGACATCTTTAGAACCCATACCAAAAGCTCTATTTAAGAGACCACCGATACCACCACCAATCGCTGCACCAAGAGGGCCCCAGATAGCCCCGATAGCTGTACCGATATTGACCACAGCACTCCCATGGTCTCCAATCCCGTATTGTCCAGAAATCGCACTTCCGACTAATTTACCAGCAGCCATCCCAGCAGCATAAGACGCAGCGGTGCCTGCCGCAGACCCGGCTGCGCTACCACTCGTTAGAGCGGTTCCTGTGCTGCCCATTCCTGCTGCGCTATACGCCTCGGCTGCTGTAGCAGCTTGAGTGCTGGTTAGACCCATGCCTGTGCCGAAGGCAGAAATCGAAGAAGAACCAACAAGATTACCAAACCCCGTAACCATTCCGCCAAGACTTGCCCCGACACCTGTAGACAGCATTTTATAAGCGCTTGTTGCAGCGTTTGCTAACCCAATAGCCCCACCTACACCACCAGCACCGCTAGCACCGGCAACACCCCCTGCCTGCGTTGCAGCGGGGTATAAAAAGCTACTAACAGCATTGGTAATTGGTTGCAGGATTGGTTGCAGGATCGTTTTAGCAAAAGCAAGCTCCATGTCACGAATTAACTTCTTGACACCTCTACCACCACCGTCTACAATTGCGCTTGCTAAGTCGTCAGAAAGCTTTTTATTGAATTGGTTGTATTGCTTATCGATTTCTTTTTGAGCCGCAGCCGCTTCTAGCGTACTAACGCCAACAGCTAACAAATCGTTATACTGTTGACGTTTAGTGATGATCGCAGTTACCCTAGCTAATTCTGCTTCGGTGACAGCCTTCTCGACAACACCGAGGTCTTCAGTCTTAAGCTTAATGTCTAAAAGAATCGCAGCAAATTGTTCTTGAGCTAAAGACTCATCGTCTAATTGTTTCTTAGCTTCTTCTTTTTGAGCAGCCGTCTTCCCAATCTCCGCGTTAAAGAGTTTTTGCTTATCGATCTTATCGTTAAGTTGTTTTATTTCTTTATCGTCATCGGTTGTTGCAGCTTTAACAGATTTATCAATGATTTGTTGTTGAGTGAGTTCTGTTGCATCTTTAATCTTTTGAGCAGCCAATTCGTAATTACGCGCAACGTCATTCGTACGCGTGATCGTAGCTGCTGCATCTGTATCATTCAATGGTTTGTATTTTGCAAGGGTTGCTAGCTCGTCTCGTTTCATTTGATCGAGCGCAGCCAGCTGATCTTTACGAGCAGCACCAATACTATTATATTCTGTCTGACGTGTAATTAAACCCGCATCGGCCCATTCTTTGATCATTTTCTCAGTTTGATCTGCTGCCTCTTTTGCTTGATCATAATCAGCTTTGTCAGAAGCCAAGCTATCTTGCAAGACTTGTTTGCGACCATCATTTTTGATCGCACGCACTTTTTCTGTATGGGCTTTCGTGATAGCTTCTTCACGGTCAGCAATTAACTGAGCATTCTTAAGTTTATATCCAGGATCCCCACCTTCGATAATATCGTCTTCTGCACGCGATTTATCAAGAGCGTCTTGCAACTCAGTAGTCGACTTTTTCAATAATTTCTTGTCTTCAATTTCACGCAACACTAACTGGTGATTAGCGTTAGAACGAGCTTCTGTTTCTTTAGCAGTCTGGATAGCCTTTTGGTTTTCTATATCAAGACGACGTTGTGCATCGGCCAATTGAGTCAGGACATTGGCCACTGCTTCATCCCGAGAGGCATTATTGTAAACACCAGGCAGTGTATTTGGATTTTCTAATGATTTTTTCAGACGTGCAACATCTTGAGCAGCCGTGCTGACTTTACCAATATCTGCCATATATTGAACAAGAGTTTTTACCTCTTTAGTTACACCATTCCAAGCAGACTCGATCCATCCAATATTGGCAACAGAAGTCTCTGCTGCTCGTTTAGTCTCGTCGGTATAAGCTTTAATAGCAAGCTGAGAAGCTTCGCGGGCTTTTCCTTCTTTTTCTAATTGTAGGATCTCTTCCATTAAAGAGACTGTTACAAAGTGATATTGTTCATCTAGCTTCTCTAATGCTTTACTAACCTGCAAGCTACCGACCGCAGCTAAGCCTGTCCCTTTAACGGACAAGCTCTCAAATTCTTTAATAGATACGTTTAACTTTGTACCAAAAGCATGCTCAAGCCCGACAACAGACTCTGTAATCCCAGCAATCTGGTCAGCTGTAAACTTACCGCTTTTCGTTAGCTCTGCTGCTGCTTGATAAGCTTCTGTATAATTACCATGTAAGGATCCAATGCTATGGGCGAGTAGTTCTAAATTACCACGAGTCTCTCCAGCATAACCATTGGTAAGGATCAATGCATTATTGAATTCTTTAGTTTGGGCTTGGCCTTTCGCCATTTCATAAACTAGACCGACAATAGCAAGACCAACACCTATGACCACAGCACCCATTGCGGACATCACAAGTGAACTCGCATTAGTGTACTCGGCGAGGACCATTAAAGATCCAGGCATGCGGGTAAAACGATTTTGTAGAGCCTCGTGGGCAAGGACAAGCAGCTCTGTACGGGCACGATTATTACTAAAGCTGATACCTAATGTTTCAGCGGAACCCGTTACAGTTTGCTGACCGTGGTGTGTATTTTGATGTGCGGCATTTAAACGATCAAGTTCAGCAATTAAACCTCTTGTTTGATCTGTGACGCCAAGCTGAGCAGCTTTGTAAGCCAATAGCTCAGTCTTGGTCATGCCATACGTGGCAATCATTTGCTCTAACTGAGTGATTAATTTTGAACCTTGATTAATTGAAGCTTCACGAACGGTTTGAACGTCACGTTCCCCTTGGAGAGCCTGTTGTTCAGCCTTCCATTCGTCTTGCATTAACCGAATACGGTTCTTATATCCAGCTTGGGACCGTGTCATCCAGTCAGAGTTCTTCTCAACTGCGCTAGAAAGATCATTAATATTTTTAACAGCTTTGACCGTAGCTGTGCCGAAATTGTCAAGACTTACAGTAGCATTGTCCGCATTTGTCTCAACATTCAGCTGCAATGTCCCAATGTCAGTACCAGAACTAGGTGGAGTCGTTGCCATTTTTGGATTCTTTCTTACTGCAATGAATTCTGTACTCGTCGTCAATCTGGATTATACAATATCTTTCAAACGACGTAATACCAATGTGCATCCCATCCGACCAAGCTGTGATAGCTTCGTGTGTAATAGGATTAAAACCCATGCCCGAGTTAGGGCGTCTAGCATCTAGTTCTCTGAAATACGCCCAAATATGTTCCAACTCATAAGGGCAAGAAGCTTCTTCTGGAACATCTTCAAAAGTCTTGTCTGTTATAACAAGACCGGCAAGCGCACTATTTTTTGCAATATCGACGTGTTCAGCTGTCGACGCCCCGTCCTGTTGCTTGCCGCCCCAAAAGAACCGATTACGAACGAAGGCTATTAAACCGTCGACGAGGCTGGAGTAAAATTTGCTTCGTTTTCCAGATCAACAAGGACTTTCATTTGCCAAGTAGGGCACTTGTCGAACATCTTATTTACAATACCCTTGTCAAAAGTCAGTGGTTGACCATTTTGCAAGAAACCGAACCAACCAACGACAACACTGAGAGCAGTTGCACGGTCGTTGCGCGCAACAGTGCTGGCAACAACTTCCGCTCCTGCGTCAGTTGCAGAGTCAATCTGTTTTTTACGTTGACCAGCCCGTTTGATATTATCAATACGGATCTGTTTCTGGCCAACTACGTATTCCACACTATTTTTGCTTGCGAGAATAAAGCCGCTTTTAGCCACACCATCTTCGTCAAAGATGACACCACATTTATGGGTAATTTCCTGAACGTTGTCAAGAGTATCTACATCAAAACCTTCTACTACTGCTTGTGCTGGCGTATCCATTTTATGTATTCCTATTTTGTTGAAAAAACCCTCCGGGTTTTGCCCGGAGGGAAAGCACAGGCCAATATCCGATTAAAGGCCTGATTCGATAGCATTCGATTAGCTGAATGCGCTGTCTTGAACAGCATAAGTCGTTGCATGCGTTGCGGTACCGGCGCCACCAGCAACATTTTCCAGAGCAGTGAAAGGCATCGTCATAACCAGACCTTTTTCGCCGTCGTCTTTGTCTGCGCCACCCATCTTGCAACGTGGGAAGCTATAGGCTTTAAAGCCTGCAGTCGCGGTATTGTCGGTCGTAAAGACGCAATAGATACCAACTTCGGTTTCGTTCAGGAAATAGTCACGGACAACAGCATCTGCAAACAGAACCGTAATCTGCCCATCAACGGTTAAGTCTCCAGGGAAGATATCGGGCTCAACATTGCTGCCCACAATCCCACCAATCGTGGTATGGTTCCCCTTAACAGAGAAGTTCATACCAGTGATTAATGCAACAGGCAAGCCATTGACATACAGCAGACCATTGGCAGAAGCGAGAACAGAACCAGTGGTCACAGCAGTTGGCGAAGTGAAATAACCGGCGGTACCAGTGGTCATATCAAGACCCTTGAACATATAGTCCACGGTCATCATACCAGAGCCTGGCAGCTTCACATCCATTTGAGTAACAACAGAGTCGGTGAAAACTTCAGATTGAACGATATCAGCAAAATTATGTTCGATCGTGTAGTAGTCGCGAGTGTGCCCGGAGGTCGGGACAATACTATGCTGACCAACTTCGGTGAAGGTAACAGCAGCAGTCTCCGTTTTAGCGATTAACGGAGCTTTATCAAGACGAGTCACGCCCATGATTTTACCAGTACCGTTGATCGAAGTAATATATAGATTGGTCGAATTATTTGCAGTGGCTGGGGTCGTAAAACCAGTGCAACGGATAACCATACCAATCTTAAAACCAGCGGTCAAAAAGTTGGCAGCGGTTGTGGTGATCGTGCCGCTTGCCCCGGTCGTAACGGCAGTCACGATATCTGACACAGCAGATACGAGTGGGGTAAGAGCAACACTTGCCGCACGATTAAGCGATTCTTCGAACAGTTCGTAAGTTCCCACAGACACTTCCCCACTGATCGTACCTTCAGTACCAACAACACCATGGCGGAAGTCGGAACGTTGTTGGGAAGGACGGATCTCTTTCGAGGCGTACGTTGCTTTTTTCTTATTCAACGTCGATTGCGTACGACGAAGATATTGAGCCGAACCGACGGTTGCAATAACGCCAAGACCGGATTGTTTTTTGAAGACCAGCAGCTTGCTGATGCCAGAAGAAATGGTAGTCATGATAGTTCCTTAAATCAGGGGAAGATATTTGCGTAAAACGGAACTCTGACAATCATCACATAACTTTCGTCAGTTGGCATGCCAGGCATGATTTCCGCAGTACGATCAATGTTTACGACAATACCGTTATTGCTAAAAGACGATCCCCTTGGGAACGTAGAACGAATTAGCTCTGCCCTAGACAAAGCTGCAAATGGACCTTCTTGTTGAGGGTAATACAACGTGACTTGTAAGAACCCGATTTCGCGATAAAATGCGTCACCTTTTGTTGGATTCTCTGGTCGCGCAAAAACAAAATTCACCTTCTGGTATGGAACAGAATTGAGTGCTACAAAGGTTACGTTCTCCCAAGCTGTCAGTTGCGCCGTGACTGTACCACCAGTCCCGTTAGCTAAAGTAATCGCACCGTTTGTTAAACTGTCTTTCAGAGAAAACGTAGTGCTACTGTTGACCACAACTAGCGCACTTCTATTTAAAGAACTGTGCCCTGCGATTTTAACATCTAATCCCGATATTAATAAATGCGGAGCAGAAGTTAAAAACACGGAGTTTGTCGAAGACAAAATCGATGCAGGCGGAATAATTTCTGTCATCTCTCGGAGAGCTAGCTCTAAGGCTGCTCGAATCGCAAGTTGTGACATCAGTTATCCTTGGCGTAATTAATCTCTGCTTGCCGGACAATCTCCGGATACTCCAACACTGTTCTTCCAACCATTCCGCCCGGTGGCACCTGGCGTGAGTGCTCCCCTGTTTCTAATAATCTTGCATAAGCTACGTTATTGACAAAATAATAGACGTGACCGACAGGCCAGCGAGGTATAGATTTTGTCATCCTTTCTATCGATAATGTACCAGAAGGATCAACTCCGGGAATTTCTCCTACAGGAATAACATCCACACCTAATTGCCAGTTATTAATAAAATGTCCTGGAACATAATTTTTATGCGGCGGATGCTGCCATTTAGAAGGATCACCAACTGCTGAATAATAAACTAGTCTTTTACCAATTTCAATAAGCGCTTCTTTTGTAACTTTTTGAATTGCGCCTTTGCTTTTAAGGATAAAACGAAACACAGTATCTTGAGCTATAGCATTAATCGAATTCGTGTTCATAATCTTAATACCAAAAGATAAAAAACAGCAATTCCGCCTGGTGCCGTGACCTGTACATCTGCAATATTATATTCAACTCCATTTACAATCATATGGTCTTGAATTTTAGGAGCAACCCCAATTGCATCAACGTAAACCCATTTTTCACCATCTTGGATCAACGTGTTTGGTTTCAAATTCGTACCATACTGAGGACCAATTCTCGTACCAGGCTGATCTGTTACAAGGCCTTTCCTTACAGAATCTGTAGAGGGTCCACCTCTTATGGATGCTGTTTGAGTATTCGAATCATATTCACCACCGCCAACGGAATACTGGCGCAATGTCACATTCTGCCCATATTTTCTAAGCGATTTAAGAACTCGAGCTGCTAATTTATTATAATCCATCTCGAACTGACCTTAGATAATGGGGTCCATATTAACATGGATTATAAGCACTTGCAAGCGAATGTTTAGACTCAAATCTTTAGACACGTTGCAGCCGTACTGTTGCCTGATTGCCACCACCTTTTAGGTAGACAGATAACATATCGTCTACTTGAACGTACCGAATAAGTTGACTAGAATTTGGGTCATATTTAGTGGTAATCGGACCAACTGTTTCTTGAATGATATTTTGCCCAATGTCGTCTACCATCGGACCTGCGCCTGCGCGTAATGCTAATTCTGCACAAGCATTCTTGACCTCAATCGGAACAACATTGTACGGGACAAAGTAAGCATAGTAAGAGTGAGGCATTGCAGTGAAGTCGCCCGTGCTTACGCCCTGACGAGGCCAGTCCAATGGTTGATTAATATTGATGCGTCCACCTTTCCAGGAAGACCGATATCTACCAACCATATAACTAGTTGCTCGACGTAACGCTTGTTCTTTTTCTGTATCAGTCATATCGTCCCATGTGGTCATACCACGGTTACGATGGTAAATATCTGCTTCAGCTAAAGTAATATAAGATTCTGCACCTATTACAACTGTACCATCTTCAACAATGATGCTCATTTGAATCTCCTGCTATCGCGACAGTGGGAACACACTTGCTAAACCATCAAGAGGAAATATTTGATTAATTCCAGATAATGGGT